TTCATTCATGGGTTTTATATAATGGTTTTGGGAATATATCAAGGGTAATTGTAAAATAACGTAAAAAATCCGTATTTTTAGTAAAAAGTATTGAATGAGTTATACTGATTATCCAAAGAGTGCATCGAATAACGCAAGGCGGGCCTTGAAGTACAAGGAGGAATCCGGTAATCCTAGAGGTTGCGGAACTCCGGTAGGATGGAGAAGGGCAACGCAACTTGCGAATCGAGAGCCAATCTCGGAGGATGTGGTAAAACGTATGGCCTCATTTAACCGGCATCGACAACACAAAGACGTTCCGTATAATGAAGGATGTGGTGGGTTGATGTGGGATGCTTGGGGTGGAACTTCGGGTGTAGATTGGGCGATAAGGAAATCAAAACAAATTGACGAGGAAAAGATGGTAGAAACCTCTGAATCAACAAAACCAAAAAGTATGAATCCATTTATCACAAAGAGAGCCGGCATCGTTAAAGATGTCGATGTTGAGCGCCGTATGATTGAGGGGTACTATTCAGTATTCGACTATAAAGACTCCGATGGCGATATTATCATGCCAGGAGCATACACTAAGACGATAAAAGAGAACGGTCCGAACGGTAAAGGGCGTATCATGCACTTATACCAACACGATCCATTAACGGTATTGGGTAAGCCTAGTATGCTAGTAGAGGATGAGAAAGGCTTATTCTTTAGAACGGCCATAACCGACACGCAACTCGGAACGGATGTATTGAAATTGTATAGAGATGGAGTACTAACAGAGCATTCGGTAGGTATCAATTTTGTACAAAGAGATTACTCCAACGAGGATGAGGCGTACATTGTGAGAGAGGTTAAGATGTGGGAAGGCTCAACCGTTACATGGGGAGCAAATGAAATGGCCAAAGGCGGAATGGCTAAAGGCTCAATGGCCGACCAACTCGATCAATACAAGAAATTAAGCAAGGCATTTTATACCGGCGATTATACCGATGAAACATTCGGGCTGATTGAAATGCACATCAAGAACTTTGAGGAATCATTCACGAAATCACTTCATACGATGGAAGCCGAGCCAATCACTTCTCAAGAGGATGAAGCCGATTTGGATGCTATATTCAAACAATTCAACAACCAACTAGAAATCGAAAAGGAGTTCAAATTATGGACATCGAAAAAACATTGAAAGAAGGCTTGGCTTCCGTAAAGGATGGGCTAGCCGAACAAACCAAAGCACTTGAGAATCGTTACAACGCTCTCGAGGAGCAAGTGAAACTCTCTGGCGAAGCTGATGAAGCTACCAAGAGCGAAATCAAAAACCTTGAGGAAGTAATTGCTTCTCAAAAGGAAAGAATCGAGTCAATCGAGAAAGGCAACAACCGTCTAGGCGGTGGAAGCAAGCCATTATCATTGAAGAGCATTCTTGCGGAAGGACTAGAAAGCAAAAAAGACCAAATCGAGGCCTTCAAAGCCGGACAGATTTCGGGCTTTACTATGGACACCAAAGCGGTAATCACCGAATCAGGTGCTTATACTGGCGATGTTGTTCCTGCTGATTACGTTCCTGGCTTCAAATTCGATCCGGAAAGACGAGTTCACGTGCGACAGTTCCTACCAGTAGGTACTACCAACTCGGACAAAATCCGCTATATCAAAGAAACCAACTTCACCGATAACACTGGTGTAACTGCCGAAGGCGATGCTTCCGGACAGAATGACTTTGACTTGGTAGCGACTGACGCCGTTGTTGAGAAAATCTCTGCTCACTTCCGAGTATCTAAAGAGGCTCTGAACGATACTGCCGGACTAGCTTCTCATATCTCTTTACGTGGTATGGAAAAGTACATGAAGCAAGAGGATGCGTACAACTTGTATGACTCTACTTACGGATTGACTGTAACCTCTACCGATTACGCGCTTGACCAATATACTGGCGATGCCGATGCTCAAGAGTACGATGTACTTTTAGAGGCTATCAAGCAAATCCGTAATCGTAACTACCAGCCTTCTGCGGTAATGATGTCCGTATCTCGATACTTCGACATGATTCGTAACAAAGACTCTGAAGGTCGTTACATATTCCCACAAGATGTTATCTTTGGAACTCGTGTTCCTTCTATCTTAGGTGTTCCAGTAATTGCTACCAACGCAATCAACGACACCGATGGAGATGCGGATGACTTCTTAGTAGCTGACTTCGCTCAACTATGTACTCTCTTTGATCGTGAGTCTGTTTCTGTTCGTTTCTACGAGCAAGACCAAGACAATGCGGTTAAGGACTTAGTAACCGTACAAGTTGCAGGCCGTTTGGCTTTACCTACGTACCTACCTAATGCAGGTGCTTTCGGTAACTTCACAACTGCTATCACGAATGCAGGTAATTCTTAAGATTACCATAAGGATGTTTGGAACTTGGAGCGGTTCGATTCCGCTCCATCCTTCTCATTAAACCTTACTATTATGTTACGAGCCAGACGAAGTTTTATCCACAAGAACCAACGCATCAAAAAGAATGATCCTCTCAAGCTCGATAAAACAGCGATGGCCGAGCTTCTATATAAAGGACTAGCATACGAAACGAAAGAGGACAAACGAGCTTATACGAAAGAGGCTAAGGCGTACATGGAAAAAGACGAGAACACTAAGACCATGTATTACGTGAAAAAGAACAACCAAATCATCGACCGGCTTCCAAAGCACAAAGCCGAAAAACTAGTTGAGGAACTCAATGCTTAAATCTCCATTCAAAGGTAAGACCGGACCATTCACTTACTCCACCGTTGATACCGGCACAAACGCCTCAACCGATGTACTAAGTACGGCCGATGCTAAAGCCTGGATGCGAGTTGATACCTCCGCCGATGACTCTTTGATTGCTGACTTAGTGGCCGAAAGTATCGATTTTGTGGAGGAGCAATACGGCTTTCAGCTAATAGAGAAAACGGTAACGGTAGAATATGAGTATTATGGCAAGGAAGTGCGACTCCCATTGTATCCGGTGCAAAGTATCACATCGGTAAAAACTATTGATGGAAGCGGAACGGAAACAACGCTCACAGTCAACGAGGATTATTATCTAACCGGCGATACTCTTGTCATTGATACGGTTTATGGGTGGGAAGTTCCCGACGATAGAATACGCTTAAAAGTGGTGTATGTGGCCGGATATACTTCTATTCCTTCCGGTATTACTCTAGGGCTTAAAAAGCTAGTCGCTTCTAATTACGAGGATAGGCAGGATGTAGTGGAGGGCAATGTATCGGAAATGCCGAACAGTTCAAAGAAGCACTTCAAGCGTTATGCTAAGTTATGAAAACCAAGTCGCGACAAATCAACATCGGAATGATGAGGCAGAGAGTTACGATTCAGTACTACTCTCTCTCATCGGATGGAATGGGTGGCAATACAAGAACGTGGAACACTCTCGGTACGGTATGGGCGAATGTAACTCCGCTATCTGGCTCTGAAGCGCTCGAAGTCGGTGGATTGAAGGGTAAGACTAAGTACCGGATTAAAACTCGTTACAGAGATGATTTTGTGAGCGCCGGATATAACAAAGCAACATACGATCACTTGTTGAGATTGTTATTTGATGGCAAAGAGCTAAATGTTGAGTATGCCATCAACTCCGGAGAGGACAATGCGGTTACCGAACTTATAGCCAATGCGGAATGATAAGCATTAAGGCAGACATACAATCAACCAAGAATGTACTCAAAGCATTAGATTCATTAGGCGATAAGGTAAGACGTTCGGCCGAGAGGGAGATTGAGCGTTCGGCGCGTAATATCGAAAGAGATGCCAAGAGAAAAGCGCCAACCGGAGCAAATAATAGGCTAAAGACTTCTATCGATGTAAGAGGCTCTCAATTATCTCGTGAGGTATATACCGATGTTAGGTACGCTCCGTATGTTGAATTTGGTACAAAGTCAAAGGTTAAGATACCTCCAGGATTAGAAAGCTATGCAATGCAATTCAAAGGTAATAAACGAGGCTCATTTGAGGACTTTGAAAAGAATATAAAAGTATGGGCAAAGAGAAAAGGCATTCCAGAGGAGGCAGTATATCCTATTATGATGTCTATTTTACACAATGGTATAAAGGCGCAACCGTTTTTATTTCCGGCATTCTTTGCGGAGCAACCTCAACTTCTTAAACGATTAAAAAAGGTGTTACGTGGCATTAAATAAGATGCATAAAGAAACTGGAAGGATGCTCAAGGAGGATAATACTTTTATCAACCGAGCGGATTATGTCTATAACTCCCATCGAGATTATTACAAGAAGGTTCTTGATTTCCACATTGAGATGTCTTTGGGTAATGTGCCTAATTTTAGCATTGTACATAAGTTTGGGAGAAATGCTAATGTAGGAAGTACGTTTGCACCAATTACACAATCGGGATTTTATAGAATGCCAACTGCAAATACTGCCCTTGAGATTGTATCAGATAGCGCAGATGATAATGCTTCGGGTATTGGAGCTAGAACGGTTTATTACGAAGGGTTAAAAGAGGTAGCAGGTGAGTTAATAGTAACTACTAACACAGTAACTATGAACGGTCTTACGCCGGTTGCGCTTCCTGATTCTCTTATAAGACTTTATAGATGGTATGTTGCAAGTAGCGGAACGTATGCAACGCAATCAAGCGCAAGCCATCAGGGAGAATTAACTATACAAGAAAGCGGAGCAGGTGATATTTGGTCGGCTATAAAAGCAAATGGAGTTTTTAAAGGACAGTCACAAATTGGTTGTTATACTGTTCCTAGTGGTTATACTGCTTTAATAAATAGAATAGCTTATTCAGTACAAGCAACACTTGAAGCTGAAATTATTTTTATGCAAAGGAATGGGGTTTTGAATACAACTGCACCATTTGATGCCTTGAGGGTTGTCACAGATATTGATTCAGCAAAGGGTACGACTTCGGTTGATTTTGTCGCTCCTATAAATATACAAGAAGAAACGGATCTAATTTTTATGGGTAAAAGTAAAGGCGGTCAAGCACTCCCGATGACGATAGACTTTGAAATTAAACTTGTACAAAATGGCTAAAGATTCAACCACAGAATTACAACAAGCGTATTACACGCTCCTAACCGATGCGCTCGCGGTCAATGTATATGACGAAGCGCCGGAAAACGCGACTTATCCTCACGTACAATTCGGAGATACTACATTGACGGACTCAAGCACAAAATCCGAGTTTATGGATGAGGCAACCTTCTCTCTGTCGGTAGTGGACAGATACGCGCTCGATTCGGGAACAAGGACATACATCAACGCGATAGTGAACACAATCAAACAAACGTTACGAACGCGATCGGATGTATTTGATATGAGTAATTTCGATGTCGTATATACGGTGGTGGACAATGACATATTCCGAAAAGAATTTACGGAAACCTACACCTATTGGATAAGGGAGATTCGCTTCCGACATAAGATTGAGGAAAAGTAATTCGACAAATTTTCGTATATTTAACAACAATTAACAACTTAATACTAGAAAAATGGCAATTAACGGAACACTTGTGTTAGTAAATAGTGCCGGCTCTGCAATAGCCTCAACTACTGATGCAACTCTAAATATAGAAATGGATACTCCAGATGCTTCAACCAAAGGCTCTGCCGGATGGGTGGAAGTTATAGCGGGACAAAAGTCTTGGAGTATTGATGTTGATGGATTAGCTACTTTTGATTATAGCGGAGGGAACGTCAATCAATTAGCTACTTACCTAATAAATCGTACTAAAGTAAATGTAAGATTTTTACCTAATGTAGGATCTGCTTTTAAAGGCGATGCTTATATGACTTCTGTTTCTATCGGCGCTCCTAACGAAGATGTCGCTACCATAAGCGGTACTTTTGTTGGAGATGGCGAACTTGAGCAGATAGAAATAAGCTAACATGAAGCAGGAACTAACGCTCAAAATCGGCGGTAAAAAACGACTTCTCAAATTCGGAACAAATCAAACGGCTATCTATTGCGATAAGTACGATCTCTCTCTTGTAGGTTATACCGAGTCATTAGCGAATGATAAAGTAAAACCATCTCACTTGAGGGATTTGATATGGAGTGCATTGGTGGCCGGCGCGCAATACAAAGGCCAGGAAATTGATTTTGACGAATTAAAGGTAGGCGATTGGATAGATGAACTATCACAAACCGACTTAAATAGCGTATTCAAGGTACTCTCTCCAAGTGAGGGGGAGAGCGAGCCGGGAAACCATTAGAGTGGCAAGAACTCTTTTCCCTCTGCAAGCAAGCAGGTGTTTCTCGGCAAGAATTTTGGGAACTATCTTGGAAGGAAGTTTCGGCAACGCTCAAAGGTTTAAACGACCAACGGATGCACGAATGGAATTTAATGAGGCATAATGCTTATTTAATTTCGGTGTACTCGGATTTAGAGGGTAAAGCTAGAAAGAAACTAAGGCCGGAAAAGATGCTACCATTAGAAACGGATAAAAAGAAAACTACAATATCGCACGACGAGAAGTGGAAACTTCATAGGTTGATGCGAAGGATGAATCGAGATGGCTTCCTTAGCTGATTTAAATGTACGATTAGGAGCGGATGTTTCTCCATTGGCTCGAGGATTGAATCAAGCTAAGGGGAGTATTTCATCATTTACCGGATCGATTCAAACGGCCAATACAGTACTAAAGCGGACTAACAACACAATCCTAGAGGTTGATTCCGCTATTGAAGGACTTGAGCAAGCATATATCAACGCAAGAACGGCTCAAGCCCGATTCGCTATTGGCGCGAAAATAAAAGAACTCCGCACATTAAAAGGCGATATGATAGGCGCGGAGGATGCGGTTAATGCAATGGGTGGAGGATTTAGTTCCACCAGTATGGCGGTTGTAAACTTTAACCGAGTTGTTCAAGATGCGCCGTTCGGTATTCTTGGGGTGGCTAACAACATCGAGCCTCTCTTATTATCATTCCAATCATTAAAGAAGGAAGCCGGATCAACCGGAATGGCATTAAAGCAACTTATTAAAGGAGCTTTCACCGGGCCAGGTGCATTGATTACGGTTTTCTCTGTTGTTTCAAGTTTGGCGATTGTATTCTCTCGAAGGAGTAGAGATACCGGCAAAGCAGGAGAGGAAGCAAGCGAAGGAATTAGCAAGCAAGCGGAAGCATTGAGAGAAGTTGCTCAAGCGTATGAATCTCTCAACCAACAAACAACCGAGCAAGCGATTGATAATGAGATAGCGTTTACTAGAGAGGTTCTCGATAACACGAAAGCATTACAAAGAGCAAAAGATACTATTGAGGCGTTTAGAATGGCATCTTCTGGCGCGCAAGGAACATCGGTTGCGCTTACAGATGCACAAAAAGAGCAAAGAGCCGAAGCGATTAAAAATAGAGATGCGCTTCAAAGTCTTATCGATTTATATGGAGAGGATGCTTTAACTGTTGAGGAATTAGAGAAGAAAATTACCGATTTAACTAATGCAAAGAATGGTCTTAATAATAGCACACGAACAGAGGTGCAACTCGGAAGAGTAATACAAGATCAACAAGTTAAAACGGCGCAAGCTACGGATAAACTTACGGCCGGCATTAAGGGCGCGGAGGATGAAGCTAAAAATCAAGCCCTAACGCTCTCTAATTTAATTAATCAATACAGAACATTAGCCAATGATAATGAGGCTTATATACCGGTAGTAAATGCCTTACAAAAACAACTCGATGGATTAAGTAAGTCATTCGAGGATGTTACCGGAGAGGTTCTTGATACGGCTCGCGCTTTTGCGCCGGGTATTCCTATCACTATCGGAGAAGATATTGTTTTAGATTTAGATTTAGATGCTTTATCGGCCGAGCTAGCAAAGGTTGTTGAGGGCTTTGATTTAGATCCCGGAGGAGATTTATTTATATCGCAAGCCGGTTCAGTTTTGCAATTAACCCAACGAATGAGGGAGTTGCAAATGATTCAATCTATGGTTAGCGATCCGGCGCAATACCAACTCTTACAAGTGGCCATCAATGCGGTAAAAGCCGAGATTGATGTATTCAAAGGTTCAATCGATAATGTGAGCGGTGGGATATCTTTTGCAAATGCTTTAGCCAACAATTTTACCTCATCATTTGGTCAAGGTATGGCTAATATCGTTGTTCAAGGAGAGAAGTTGCAAGATGTACTCAAGAATATAGGGAAGTTGTTATTGAGTTCGGCTATACAGTTGGGGATTCAGTTATTACTAACCGGAGGAACTGGAGGCAGTATAACCGGTGGGTTATTCGGAGCGCTCGGATTTGGTAAAACATCCTCCATCACAAGCGGAGCGGTAGCAAGTGCCGGATCGGTAGTGGGATCAATCAATAATAACAATATGCAATTAAGCGGAGATTTTAGAGTCAAAGGAAGCGACCTAGTGTTAAGCCTAGAAAGAGCCAATCAAGTGATAGGTCGATGAGTTACGGATTATATAAATACATTATTGCAAACGAGCTTTCCGGGAGTTCGGATGTAAGCTACCGGATTGAGTTACTTAAAAGCGGATATGCCGGAGCAAGCGAACAACTAGAGGGCGCAGAAAATTATTTTGAGCATACCTATAACAAAATAAATCCTCGTAATCCTTTTGAGAATCCGGTACAAAGCTCTCAATTAACAATGTCTTTCCACGTACAAGGGCAGGATGAGTTGGACTTGTTAGAGGAGATATTTGCCGGCGATGAGGATCAATACATTCTCCAAAAGAAAGTCGATGGTTCGGTGGTATGGCAGGGGAAAGTACTCAATGATTTACTCGAATATGACGAAGGAGATTATCCATTTCCTGGCAGGATAATAGCTAAAGACTTATCCTATCTCAAAGGCGTTGAATATCCATTAGAGGAGAACGATGAAAAGATAATTGTTACTCTAGCCGGCGCATTAAATGAGTTGGGTTTTGGATTAGATATATACACTTACACGAATTGGGTGGAGAACAATCAATCCGATACAAGCGATGATTTTCTCAATAATGTATATAATGATACTTACGCATTTCGTAATTACGGCTCAAGTACAGAGCAAGGCGATACAACTATCTCGCAATACGATGTAATTGATAGGATATGCCGTAACTACAATTTAATACTAAGGCAGTCGAATAATGCTTGGCACTTGTTTCACATATCGGCATTAGATAATCCGACAAGCGTAAAAAGATATTCGTATGATTCGGCCGGCGCTCCGAACTCTCCGGCTTCCTCAACGGAGGATTTGACTATTTCGGTAGACTCAACTGATTTGTATGTACTTCCGTTTAGTGGTAACAAAATCAATCCGGCGATTAAAAAAGCGAGTATTGTATTTGAGCATAGAAGCGGTACAACACAAACCCTAGTCAATGCCTCAAGGATAACGAATACAACCGATCCGGGATTGCCGGTTGCCAAATATAGCGCTCCGTTTCAATCGGCCGGAGATGAAATTGTCGAATTATCCGGAAGGAATTACGCGGTGTTAGGTCGTTCTTATTATGAAGGAATGGCAAATTTGCCTCAAGCATCGTATCTATTAAAAGCCGGGCAATACTATTGGAATAATGACGAAGGAGATTGGCAAGAGTATTCAGATATAACGACAAGCCAATCAGCAATTACTCCGGCGGAAATTGATACGGCCAATAATAAGATTCGGATTGTTAGTAATGACTTTGCTCATGGGGATGTCATTCGAGTTGATGAGGATTTAACAACCGGAACGGATGCCGATACCGAATACTATTTAATTGATGTTTCGGGTACGGTAGAAACCGGATCAAATACTTTATACTATCAATTATCGGAAGAACCAGATGGAACTCCGGTATCTCTAGGCTCAAAAACTGCGAGTTCTCATAACATTTATAGGGTTAGTAATAGAGAGCAAATGGTAACGACAACTCCATTGGCTTTTGATTCAACCGTTTGGTGGTATGACTTCAACATTATAACAACGGAAGTTCCGGCCGATGCTGATGGGGATATTGAGTTTTACGCAATGGGTGCAATCATGCCGGCGCGAACATTGTTTGGCTTTTCAGAGTATGCAGAGTATGCCTCTCCAACTAATTTTTGGCAAGATACTCTCGTTTTACTTAAAGATCCGACAACGGCTAACGGTGATTCGATTTTATACGAATTAGAGCAAACCGGTAATTACTCAACTCTTTTATCTTATCCCGAAGTTATCTTTGGAGATGGGCCGTTAGATTACTCACGTTCGGCGTTATTAGTTACCGATGTAAGTACGGCTGATACTCCGACATCTCAATGGGATTTTGTGGGCGGTTCAACCGATTCTAATTTCTTTGAAATATGGCTCAAAGAGGTTCTCAATGTTCAACGAACGGCGCGCCGTAATTTAAGAGCGGAGTTATACGGAGAGTTTGAGGCGTATCAAGTTCTTTCGCACGATAGCAAATACTTCTTTTTCTTAGGAGGTACGCAAAGAGGGAGAGGCAACCGGTGGGATGCGGACTTTTTCGAGATAGATATTGAAACCGGAAGCGACACATTTACTACGATTATAAATGCACAAAACTCCGCCGGTACTGGAGGCTCGGGAGGTGGTACAAATGCGAGCGTTGAGGGAATAAGCGTTGACTTTGCCGATTCTCGCTATTTACAAATTAGCAATGATTTGTCCGATGTAGATGATACGGCAACGGCGCGCACTAACTTAGGGTTAGGAACTGGAGATTCTCCAACCTTCGCAGGGCTTACGGTAAACGGAAGTATATCAGTTACCGGCAATGTCGATGGAAGGGATGTATCAGCGGATGGAGCGGATTTAGACGAGTTATATACCACGATCGGATTGAGTGCGCTTACGGCTTCGGAGGTTGACCAACTAGAGAACATTGGCGATTTAGTTACCATTAGCAATACGCAATGGACATACTTAGGCGAACTAAACCAGAGTTTAACAACGAATACCGATGTACAGTTTGACGATATTACTTTAACTGGTATCGTTAAGACTAATGAGATAGATGCGCAGGCGGATTTAATATGGGATGATACTAGCAATACCGAAATATGGAATACAAGCGACTTTTACGCTGACAACTCTATAAACATAGGTACAAACGTACATATTACTGATGATTTAGATGTTGATATAAACGCAAGGATAGGCGGTAGCTTAGATGTAGGCACTACATTAGACGTGAGCGGAAATGCAACTTTAGGCGGTACATCTGATATATCGGGAAACACTACAATAGGCGGTAGTTTAACGCTTTCCGGTTCGGCTGACTTCAACAGTACAATGAACCTACAAGGCAATTTAACAACGCAGTCCGATTTAGCAGACGATGGATTTAGCGAAGGGTGGGCAGGTACTAACTGGAAAATAAATGCAGATGGTTCAGCTGAATTTGAAGAAATGCGGATTCGTGGAGCGCTTAGAGTGTACGAGTTTATAGCGAAGCAAATTAGCACGATAGGCGGTTCGGAGATATTAAGTATAGCGCAGGGCCGAGTAGTAAGCGCAGGAAGCGGAGAGATTGAAATTGAGAACGTTACCGGCACTCCTGGAAATTCCTTCAAGGCAGGGGATTTATGGATTTGTCAAGTAGTAGATATTAACAACGATTTAGAAAGCGGTGGAACTGGCTCTATTGTAAAGTCGGTTCGTGGCCTAGTAGATTCGGTTTCGGGCAATGATCTAACCGTTACTATTGAATCGGGTTCTTTATCTGACTTAGAGCAAGGCGATTTAATAGTCGGCTATGGTAGTACTTCGGATGCTGATAGGCAGGCCATAATGTACCGCAACGTGGATAGGTCGGAGGATAATCTTATAATGAGATTACAAACTGGCGTAAATGATTTTTCGAAGCTACAAGCGGAAGCAAATACGAGGGTGGCCTTTGGAGATTTAAACGGCTATTCGGGATTAAGTTCGGAAACCTTTGGTTTCTTTGCAGGGGATAATTCAAACGAGCATATTTTAGTTACTGATGGTGGTTTGTTCCTAAAGGATGGAGCTAGCACACTTGCACAATTAACAAGTAATACCTTCAAGGTAGGCGATGGCACTAATTTCCTATCTTTTAATGGTTCTTCATTTGATATACAAACCGATACATTTGATTTAAACACTACAAACCTAGATATAAGTAGTGCGAATGAAAACATAGTAATAGGCACTAGCAGTTATTTGGTTACGCTTGGTAAATTAAATACCAACGAGCAAGGTTTAACGATAAGTACACCTACGGTTACAAATCAAAATTTTTGGAAACTATCAACTGGCGATATACGTTTCAAAGTAGGCGATGGAACGAATTATTTAGAATACAATGAAACGGCAGGTTCTTTTGAAATAAAAGTGCCAACTTTTACCCTAGACGCAACCGATGCAAGTGGTGGTATTAAAGTAGAATCGGCTAATCAACGTATTCAATTAGAAGATGCTGATAGAGTAAGAACGCAAGTAGATATTAATGATGGTACTTTTTCGCTGACTGAAACAAGCGAATACAATGCAGGAGATGCGACTGTTATAAATCAAGGAACGGCTTATATATCAAGTGCATTTCAGACCACAAAAGGCGATTCACTATATATTGATATAAGCGCAGAACTAACTTCTTTAGGTGCAGATGGCTCAGAAGCCTATATTCAAGTAGAAGCATTAGGCTCTACAAGTTCGGGCGGTAGTTATACGAGTTTCGGTTCTTTTCTTAGTTCACTAGCCACTAGCGTGGGCAATACAGTATCGGTTAAATTTAGCGCACACTCTTATTCTTATGATTGGGTAAAAATACGCATTACTGTTTTTTCAGATGATACTGGGTTTGCTTCGCAATTTGAATTGAATCAAAACATTATAGTAAAAAGCTATGACAGTCAAACAAGGCTTTCTCTTGATGGTTTGTTTGTAAATTCTTCAAACACGCAATATGCTAGACTAACAAGAAGTGAAAACGAATTATCGGGTATTATTAAAATGAAAAATCTCCCAACTTCTGACCCACAAGTAGCAGGGGTGATATATAATGATGGTGGAACGTTAAAGATTTCGGCAGGGTAATTTCAAAAGAGAAAGAAAATTCGTAAATTGTAAACAAACGTAAAAAATTAAGTTATGGCACAAATTAGAACGGCAACCATTGCAAACGGTGAAAGTGTTTCGGATGCGATCGAGATAGATGGCAGAAACATTGACTACGAAATCGGCTCTCTAGTCTTAGAAGGCACGTACACGAACACATCATTCGACATACAAGCGGAAATTGATGGAACGTGGTTTGATATATACGATACGTTT